ATAACCATTGGAGGATTATATGACTACTAAATTTGAACAATTGATCGAATATGTGATCAATGATGAAGAGGCGAAAGCCAAAGAACTTTTCCACGACATCGTGGTAGAAAAGTCACGTGAAATCTACGAAAACCTCATGAATGAGGAAGAAGCTGAAGAAGAAATGAGCGACGAAGAAGGCGAAGAAGAACTCGACGAAAACATGATGGGCGGCGATGCCAGTGATGACTTGATCGACGACGTTGAAGCCGAAGAAGAAGGCATGATGGAAGAAGACGATGACGAGGCTTTTGACAATGCTGCCGAAAAAGACGGTGAAGATCTCACACACGACATGGAAAAAGATCACGACGAAGGCAATATTGAAGACCGCGTGGTTGATTTGGAAGACAAGTTAGACGAATTGATGGCTGAATTTGAAGCCATCATGGGCGGTGATGATCAGGGCGACAGTGTTTCCGATATCGACGGCGGCGACGCACTAGAAATGGATGACACAGACACTGAAGAGTTTGATGACCAAGCCATGATGGAAAACGTTACACTAGACAAAGTTGCAACTCCAAAAATGGGCGACGACGGTGCCAATAACAAAAGTGTAGTGGCTTTTAATTCAGGTGCAAAAGGCATGGCAGCAAGCCCAGTGAAAATGACTGGCGACACAGCTCAAGGCCGCAGTGCTCCAAAAACCGGTGATTTGCCACAGGCAGGTCAATTTAAAAATGTACCAGGCAAAGGCAGTGCCAACTCCAAGCTGAGTGCTGCTCCAAAGCCCACTACAGCTCAAGCCAGTGGTGTTAACACAAAATCACCAGTTGGCAAAGCGTAATCCAAAGATATGGCTCGATATCTACAAGAACATCTAAGCTTCACTCAAGCACGAGCTGTGCTTGAGGAAGCCGTGGATGGCTCCGGACAGAAAACCATGAAGTTAAAGGGTATTTGTATCGAGGGCGGCGTTCGCAATGCCAATGAGCGAGTGTATCCTGTAAGTGAAATTGCCACGGCAGTCGACACCATTAACAAACAGATTGTTGAAGGTCATTCAGTACTGGGCGAAGTTGATCACCCAGATGATCTAAAAATCAATCTAGATCGTGTGAGCCACATGATTGAAAAAATGTGGATGGATGGCCCAGCTGGCATGGGCACATTGAAAATATTACCTACACCCATGGGCGAACTGGTCAAAACCATGTTGCAGTCGGGTGTAAAATTAGGGGTTAGTAGTCGTGGATCAGGCAACGTCGACGACAGAACCGGACATGTCAGTGACTTTGAAATAGTCACTGTGGATGTGGTTGCTCAGCCGAGTGCTCCAAACGCATATCCCACAGCAATTTATGAAGGCCTATTGAATCACAAGGGCGGTCAACGATTGTTGGATATGTTTAAAGATCCGGCCAACAGCAGCAAAGCGCAGAGATACGTTAAAGATGAAGTGATGAGTCTAATACGTGGTCTCAAAATTAAAGGGAACTAATATGCTAGACGCTATTAAACCGTTATTAGATGGCGGCCTTATCACCGAAGAAGCTCAACAGCAGATCTCAGAAGCTTGGGATGCAAAGTTGAACGAAGCTCGTGAGCAGGTACGTGCAGAACTACGCGAAGAGTTTGCACAACGCTACGAACATGACAAAACAGTGATGGTAGAAGCTCTAGATCGTATGGTAACAGATGGTTTGACCGCAGAAATTCAACAAGTGGCAGCTGAAAAGCAAGCGCTTGCTGAAGATCGCGTTCGTTTCCAAGGCAAGATGAAAGAGTCAGCTACAAAGTTCAACAGCTTTATGGTGACAAAACTTGCTGAAGAAATCAACGAACTGCGCAAAGACCGCAAGATGCACACTGAAGGTGTCCAGAAATTGGAAAACTTTGTGGTTCATGCACTTGCACGTGAGATTCAAGAATTTGCACAAGACAAACAAGATGTGGTCAACACTAAGGTTCGTATGGTGCGTGAAGCTCGCAAACAACTGGAAGCACTCAAAGCACGTTTTGTAACAGAAAGTGCTCGCAAGATGTCCAGTGCTGTTGGCCAACATCTAAAAGCTGAACTCAGTCAGTTGAAAGAAGACATTCAAGTTGCTCGCGAGAACAATTTTGGTCGTCGTATTTTTGAAGCGTATGCAAGTGAATTTGGTGCCACTCATTTGAATGAGAAAGCTGAAGTTCGCAAACTGCATGACACAATCGCTGCCAAAGATGCCAAACTGAGTGAAGCCATTCGATTCGCCCAGAAAGCACGAGTTCTGGTCGAAAACAAAGAACGCGAAATGCGTATCCTTAAAGAATCTAATCAGCGTGAAGCTGCTTTAGAGGAATTGCTTGCTCCCTTAAACAAGGAAAAAGCAGATGTGATGCGCAATTTGCTTGAAAGTGTTCAGACAAGTCGCTTGTCGAATGCTTTTGAAAAGTATCTACCAGCAGTATTGGAAGATCGTTCGGCAAAAGCCCGTAAAGTGATTGCTGAATCGTTGACCGAAGCCACTGGCGATAAATCTGCCCGCAGTCCAGATGCAGATCAAGTTGAATCCCAAAGCAACGTGATCGATCTCAAGCGTTTGGCAGGGCTGTAATCCAAGACATAATCAAAGGAGACTTAGATGTCACAAGAATTATTAGAAGGTCGTTGGAACGAGACTAAAGACGCACTCTTGGAGGGTTTATCTGGCTCCAAGCGTACATCCATGTCCGTTATCCTCGAAAACACAAAGAAATACCTGCGTGAGAATGCAAGTTCCGGCTCAACAGTTTCTGGCAACATCGCCACACTAAACCGTGTGATTCTGCCAGTGATTCGTCGTGTTATGCCAACTGTTATTGCTAACGAGTTGGTGGGTGTTCAGCCCATGACAGGACCTGTGGGTCAAATCCACACACTGCGTGTGCGTTATGCACAGAGTTTGACTGACAACAGTGCAGCCGCTACTTCAGTTGCAGCTGGCTCTGAAGCCTTGAGTCCTTTCACCATTGCTACTGCTTACAGTACAGTGCCACAAGCTACCACAACAGCTACTGGTTACACTGGCAACAACACAGCAACAATGGAAGGCACAGGCGGTAAGCAGATCTCCGTACAGATCTTGAAACAAGCTGTTGAAGCTAAAACACGCAAGTTGCAAGCTCGTTGGACATTTGAAAGTGCTCAAGATGCACAGGCCATGCACGGTATTGACGTTGAAGCAGAAATCATGGCTGCTTTGGCTCAAGAGATTACCGCTGAGATCGACCAAGAAATTCTCTTGAGTCTGTCTACATTGGCTGCTACCGAGTACACATACAACCAAGCCACAGTGAGTGGTACAGCCACATTTGTGGGTGACGAGCACGCTGCTTTGGCCGTGTTGATCAACCGCGTGGCCAACTTGATTGCTCAGCGTACACGTCGTGGCGCTGGTAACTGGGCTGTGGTAAGTCCAGCTAGCTTGACAGTGTTGCAAAGTGCTACAACTAGTGCTTTTGCTAGAACAACAGAAGGCACATTCGAAGCTCCTACCAACACCAAGTTTGTGGGTACATTGAACGGTGCAATGCGTGTGTTTGTGAACAGTTACGCCAGTGACACAGCGTCGGTATTGGTGGGTTACAAAGGCACATCGGAAGCTGATGCTGCTGCATTCTACTGCCCATACATTCCGCTGATGAGTAGTGGTGTTGTGTTGGATCCGTCAACATTTGAACCAGTCGTGAGCTTTATGACTCGCTACGGATTCGTGGAATTGACAAATACTGCCTCATCTTTCGGCAACGCTGCCGACTATGTGGGAGAGATAGCCGTCCAAAACTTGTCTTTCTCCTAATCAGAGATTGTTTGTTTATTTTTCTCAGGGATGGGAAGAAACAGGAAAGCACCTTCGGGTGCTTTTTTGTTGATAAAAATAATAGGTGAAGTTGCGGTGCAGGACTAAATACTATTATGAAACTGATAAACGAAATCAAACCTTATACCTATCTTGTCAAATTTAAACCTACTGGAAAAGTGTATTATGGTAGTAGATGCCAAAACTATACAAAGTTTAATAGAACGCCGGCTGAAGATTTTTGGAACCATTATACCACAAGCAGCGAAAACATAAACAACCTTATTGAAGAACACGGTAAAGATGCATTTGAATATGAAATACGCAGGACATTTAATTCAGTAGAAGATATGGCCAACTGGGAAACACGAGTACTTACACGGTGCCGTGTGTTAGAGCGACAAGATCGTTGGATGAACGGTAATGTTGCTGGCAAGAAAATACTTACAGAAGC